ACGATGATGCTGTGCGGCTCGTATTCCGCCATCGCATATGCGGAACAGGTGCTGGAAACACAGGTGATCGACCGGATGGAAAGCTCGTTTGCCACCGCAGTGCGCGGGCGTTTGGTGTTCGGCGCAAAGGTCATCAAGCCCAAGGAGCTCATCTGCACGCCCGTCACGGACGGCGGCAACTCCATCACTGCATAACGGGAGGGACAAGGAATGAGCGTTGTTACGCAGACCAAGGTCGCTTCCCCCTTTACGGCAGTCCCGCCCGTCTACACCGCAGCGGCCTCTGCGGCGGCGGGCGCCGCAGAGACGTTTACGATCAAGCCCGACTGCGACGACATCCGCGAGGTGATTCTCGTACGCAACGGCAGCACGGATAAAACGGTCACGGTTTATTTCGAATGCAATGAAAATGCACCCAGGCCGACGACGGCAGCACAGACAATCGGGCCGGGCACCGAATGCGCCATTGCAGTTGACAGCGCGCTTCTGAAAAAGGCCGACGGCGGCTTTTCACTCGTTGCCGTTCCGCCTGCGGATACGGCGCTGTCCGGCTGTTCGTTTTCCGTCGCATCACTGGGGATGCGGCAGACGCCGCTGTATTAAAGCAGACGGCAGCGTAGGGGGAGGTTTTCCTCCCCCTACGGCAAGCAAAGAAGCCTTGAAAGGAGAATGGATTTGAATCGGACATCTGCACATCGGGGGACAACGCGATGACGGGACAGGCGCTGTATGAGCTTGCAATGGATATTCTCGCACTCCGTTTTCCGGACGGCGACATTCCTGCAAGCTGCGACGATATGACCGGCCGTGCGCTGGGCCTGATCAACCTGCTCATAACAGAAAACGCGTTTCTCGACGCGCGGCTGAAAAAGAGCGACCCGGCAGTCGTTCCGATCACCGCACTCAGCGACGAGATTGGGCAAAGCGCTGAGATTGTCTCACGCGCGATGCCCTACGGGCTGGCGTCGTTGCTCATACTCAACGAGAACGCGACGCTTGCCAGCCTGCTGCATGGATTATACACAGCGGCGCTCAACGAAATCAGCCACTCCTACGGCGCCGGAGTTGAACAAATCAAAGAGGTTTATTGAAAACCGGACTTTCCCCTGGGCCGGTGGACGACCTTCCCGTGCTGCCGGCGGCAGCTTCGCCGACCAAGGCGGGGCACGGGTGTCCCTTGGGCCGGAAAAAACGGCGCCGACCGGCCGGTCCGCACTTCCTTGCTGCACAGTGCGCGAGTCCGCTCAGGCAGAACCGCAGCGAGGCATGACATATATTCCTCAAGAAAGGCATGGCAAACAGCCTATGAAAAAGCATCAAACGACGCAGTTTTCGGGCTATAACGAGCTGTTAACGGTCAGCGACGGACTGACCTTCAGCCCGAATATGTGCAATTTCAAAATTCTGCCGGACGGTTCACTGAAGAAGCGCGAAGGATACAGCGAGCTGTTCACGGCAACCGGCTCGGTCGAGGGATTATGGGGCGGCACGATTGCAGGCCACAACATCCTTGCCGCTTCCATCGGCGGCGACCTGTGGATCTACGACCTGGATCTCTCGATGTCATACAACGCCGGGGAAATCGGCACGGGGCACGCATCGATGTTTCCCTTCGGCGGCAAGCTGTACATCCTTAACGGGGTCGACTACTACTGCTATGACGGCAATACATTGACAACGGCGTCCGGATACGCGCCGCTCATTCTGATTGCCTGCGACCCATCCGACGGTTCGGGAACGCTGTACGAGGAAGTCAACCTGCTCTCTCTTCAGCGTCGGCAGCGCTTCAACACGGACGGCTCGACGCGCAACTTCCGTTTCACGGAAAAGAACATTGATAAAGTGGATTGGGTGAAATTCAACGGTGAAACGCTGGCATCGAACGCATACTCCTTCTCCAAAACCTACGGCGCGATCACGCTGACAACAGCACCGGCCGAAGCGACCGACGCGCTGGAGGTATGCTACAC